ATGAGATCGGGCGCCGCCTGGCTTGCCTCCGCGACGCCGGACCAGATTGACGGCTTTCTGGGAGGGCTGAGCGATGCGACGCTGGCCGCGTTGCCCTGGGTGTTCGAATTCTGGGCGCTGCCGCATCAGTTGCCGCCCGAAGGGGCCTGGAAAACCTGGGTCATCATGGGCGGACGCGGCGCGGGCAAGACCCGCGCGGGCGCCGAGTGGGTGCGCGCCGAGGTGGAAGGCGCGCGGCCCTGCGATGCGGGGCGGGCACGGCGCGTGGCGCTGGTGGGCGAAACGCTGGATCAGGTGCGCGAGGTGATGATCTTTGGCGAAAGCGGGATCATGGCCTGTGCGCCCCCCGACCGGCGCCCCGAATGGCAGGCCGGGCGGCGGCGGCTGCTGTGGCCCAACGGCGCGGTGGCCGAGATCTATTCGGCGCATGAGCCGGACAGTCTGCGGGGGCCGCAGTTCGATGCGGCCTGGGTCGATGAGCTGGCCAAGTGGAAGAAGGCCGAGGCGACCTGGGACATGTTGCAGTTCGCGCTGCGGCTGGGGCAGCATCCGCGCCAGGTGGTCACGACGACACCGCAGAATGTGGCCGTGCTGAAGACGATCCTGCGGAACCCCTCGACGGTGGAGACCCATGCGCCGACCGAGGCGAACCGGGCCTATCTGGCGGCCAGTTTCCTGGAGGAGGTGCGGATCCGGTATCAGGGCACGCGGCTGGGGCGGCAGGAACTGGACGGTGTGTTGCTGGAAGATGCCGAAGGTGCGCTGTGGACCAGCGCCGGGATCGAGGGGTGCCGGGTCGAAGCCGTGCCGCCGCTGGACCGGGTGGTGGTGGCTGTGGATCCGCCGGTGACGGGGACCAACAGATCGGACGAATGCGGGATCGTGGTCGTCGGGGTGGAAATGAAAGGCGCGCCGCAGGAGTGGCGCGCCTTTGTTCTGGAAGACGCGACGGTGGCCGGGGCAAGCCCCGACCAGTGGGCCCGCGCGGCGGTGGCGGCGCGGGAACGCCATGGGGCGGAACGGATCGTGGCCGAGGTGAACCAGGGCGGCGATCTGGTGGCGCGGGTGATCCGGTCGGTGGATGGCATGGCGCCGGTCAAGGCCGTGCGCGCCACGCGCGGCAAGGCGGCGCGGGCCGAGCCGGTGGCGGCGTTGTACGAACAGGGGCGGGTACGGCACGTGCGTGGGCTGGGTGGTCTGGAGGACCAGATGTGCCGCATGACGGTGCAGGGCTATCAGGGCAAGGGCAGCCCGGACCGCGTGGATGCGCTGGTCTGGGCGCTGACCGAGCTGATGGTCGAGCCGGGTGGCCGGCCCCGCGTCCGGGGATTGTAGGCGCGGGGCGGCTGGCGCCGGGGGGCGTCGCGCCCCCCGGACCCCCCGCGGGGTATTTGCGGCAAGATGAAACGGGCGATCGGCGGACCGGGGCGCGGGCGTCTGTCGGGCTGTCTGTTTCTGGCGCGCGCGGTGGATCGTGCGGGTTTTTCCACACAGGGAGCAGGGAATGCGGATGGGTCCGGTGGTGGCAAGCCGGAGCCCGGTCCTGCCCTGGCTGATCAACAGGAGCGGCGAATGGTGTTCGATTTTCTAAGGCGCGGCGCGGCGCAGACGGTGCCGGAGGCCAAGGCCAGCGCCACCGGGCGGGTTGTGGCGATGGCGACGGGCGGCGGTGTGGCCTGGAGCCCGCGGGATACGGTATCGCTGACGCGCAGCGGGTTTCAGGGCAATCCGGTGGCGTTCCGGGCGGTGAAGCTGATTGCGGAAAGCGCGGCGGCCTTGCCGCTGGTCGTGCAGGACAGCGTGCGGCGCTATGAGGTGCATCCGGTGCTGGAGCTGATGCGGCGGCCCAATCCGGTGCAGGGGCGGGCGGATTTCCTGGAGGCGGTCTATGGCCATCTGCTGTTGTCGGGCAATGCCTATCTGGAGGCGGTGCCGGGCACGGCGGGCGTGGCGGAACTGCATGTGCTGCGGCCGGACCGGATGGCGCTGGTTCCGGGGCCGGATGGCTGGCCGGTGGCCTATGATTACACGGTGGGCGGGCGCAGGCATCGGTTCGACATGACGGGCGAGGTGCAGCCGGTGTGCCATATCCGGGCGTTCCATCCGCAGGATGACCATTATGGGTTCTCGCCCTTGCAGGCGGCGGCGGTGGCGCTGGATGTGCATTCGAGCGCGAGCCGATGGTCCAAGGCGCTGCTGGACAATGCGGCGCGGCCTTCGGGTGCGATCGTCTACAAGGGGATGGACGGGGCGGGGTCGCTGAGCGCGGATCAGTATGACCGTCTGGTGACCGAGATGGAGACGCATCACATGGGCGCGCGCAATGCCGGGCGCCCCATGCTGCTGGAGGGTGGGCTGGACTGGAAGCCGATGGGCTTCAGCCCCAGCGACATGGAGTTCCATCAGACCAAGGAGGCGGCGGCGCGGGAAATTGCCATTGCCTTTGGCGTGCCGCCCATGCTGCTGGGGATCCCCGGCGATGCCACCTATGCGAATTACCAGGAGGCGAACCGCGCGTTCTTTCGTCTGACGGTGCTGCCGCTGGCGGCAAAGGTGACAGCGGCGGTGGCGCATTGGCTGTCGGGCTTTGGCGGCGATGCGGTGGAGATTCGCCCCGATCTGGATCAGGTGCCCGCCCTGGCCACCGAACGCGATGCCCAATGGGCGCGTGTGGCGGGGGCAGAGTTCCTGACGCTGGCGGAAAAGCGCGCCCTGCTGGGCTTGCCGCCGATGCCGGAGGGGGCATGACGGCGCGGCGATCGTCGGGCGGGTCGCGGTTTCTGTATGACAGTTTCGATGCGGCGGCGGCGCGGATCGAGGCGAATGAGCGGGTCGCCGAGGAACGCTGGGCGGCGCTGGAGCGGCGGCTTGGGCAGATCGACGATGCGCTGGAGCGGCTGGAAAAGCGGCTTTGGCTGGGGGTTTACGGGGTGGCGGCGTTTCTGCTGGCGCAGGGCGCCGAGGCCATCCTGAAGGCGGCGTTGAGATAGGAGGCAACATGGGTTGGGATGACGGGGGCCTGGAGCGCAAGTTCCATCGGCCCGAGCGGGGGCTGTCGGTGGACAGTGACCAGCGGATCGCGGGCTATGCCAGTCTGTTCGGGGCAACCGACCAGGGGGGCGATATGGTGCTGCCCGGCGCCTATGCGGTCTCGTTGGCCAGTCTGAAGGCGGGGGGCGGCGCGGTGAAGATGCTGTGGCAGCATGACCCCGCGCAGCCCATCGGCGTCTGGGACGAGGTGCGCGAGGATGACCGCGGCCTGTGGGTGTCGGGGCGGTTGCTGCCCGAGGTCGCGCGAGGCCGCGAGGCTGTGGCGCTGATCGCTGCGGGGGCGGTAGACGGGTTGTCCATCGGCTATCGCACCAAGCGGGCGGAAAAGGACGGCAAGGGGCGCAGGCTGCTTGCCGAGGTGGAGTTGTGGGAGGTGTCGTTGGTGACATTCCCCATGCTGCCATCGGCACGGGTCCAGGCCAAGGCGGATGCCGGGCTGGATCTGATCGGGATGCTCACCGACGCCTTTGCCGAGGCGCGGCGTGAGCTGGCGGGCCACTGAGGCCATTTCCACGAAGGAGCAAGGAATGACCGAGCTGAAGTCTCGGACCGGGGACGCTGTGCCCGGCGAGGCGGCCCGCCGGATGGCGGGTTTCCTGGAGGAGTTCACCGGCTTTCAGGCCGAGGTGAAGAAACGTCTGCAACAAACGGAAGAGCGTGTGACGATGCTGGATCGCAAGACCATGGCCCATGGCCGCCCCGCCCTGTCGATGACTGCCGAAGTGGAAGTGCCCCATCGCAAGGCGTTTGACGCCTATCTGCGCTGTGGCGATGACGATGGCCTGCGGGGCCTGGTGCTGGAGGGCAAGGGACTGAACACCGCCGTCAACGCCGAGGGCGGCTATCTGGTGGATCCCAAGACGGCCGATACCATCCGCGCGGTGCTGACCACCACCTCGTCGCTGCGTCAGGTGGCGAATGTGGTTCAGGTCGAGGCGACCAGTTTCGATGTGCTGGTGGACCGGGGCGATGTGGGCCATGGGTGGGGGACCGAGGCGACGGCCGTGGCCGAGACGGGGTCGGCGCAGATCGAGCGGATTTCCATCCCGCTGCACGAGTTGAACGCCATGCCCAAGGCAAGCCAGCGGCTGCTGGACGATGCGGCCTTTGACATCGAGGGCTGGCTTGCCGGCCGTATCGCGGACAAGTTCGCCCGCGCCGAGGCGGCGGCCTTTGTCGGCGGGGATGGCGACAGCAAGCCGACGGGATTTCTGGACCATACCAAGGTTGCCGATGCGGCCTGGGCCTGGGGCAGTCTGGGGTATGTCGCCACGGGCGCGGCGGGCGATTTCAGCACGACCAACCCGGCCGATGCCATTGTCGATCTGGTCTATGCGCTGGACGCGGGCTATCGGGCCAATGGAACCTTCGTGATGAATTCCAAGACCGCCGGGGCGGTTCGCAAGATGAAGGATGCCGACGGCCGCTTTCTGTGGTCGGACGGGCTGGCCGCCGGGGAACCCGCGCGGCTGATGGGCTATCCGGTGCTGATCGCCGAGGATATGCCGGATATCGGCGCAGGCACCTATGCGATTGCCTTTGGTGACTTCCGCGCGGGCTATACCATTGCCGAACGCCCGGATCTGCGTGTGCTGCGCGACCCGTTCAGCGCAAAGCCACATGTGCTGTTCTATGCCACCAAGCGTGTCGGCGGCGACGTGAGCGACTTTGCCGCCATCAAGCTGTTGCGGTTCGCCGTCTCCTGACGGGAGTCGGGTCCGGCGGCGGGGCTTGTGCCCTGTCGCCGGGCGGGCGCGCACCTTTGACGGTGTTGTCTAGCATACCCCTCCGTCCGAGCGGCGCCGGGGGTGCGCGCCCCCTTTGCAGAGGGGTTAGGAGAGCGGGACATGATGCTGACGGAACAGGTGGCGGTGCCGGATGCCGCGCTGCCGGTGCAGGCTTTGAAGGACCATTTGCGGCTGGGTTCGGGGTTTGCCGACGACGGGATGCAGGATGCGCTGATCCTGGGGTATCTGCGATCTGCGATGGCGGCGATCGAGGGGCGGATCGGCAAGGCCCTGATCATGCGGCGGTTTGCGCTGGAGCTGATCGGCTGGCGGGATCGTTCGGCCCAGGCGCTGCCGGTGGCGCCGGTGGCGCAGGTGGTGTCGGTCACATTGATGGACAGCGCAGGGGCCGCAGTGCCGCTGGCTGCGGCGCGCTGGCGGCTGGAGCCGGATCTGCATCGTCCGCGCCTTGTGGCGGTGGGGCCGATGTTGCCGCACGTGTCGCCGGGCGGGCGGATCGAGGTGCTGTTCGACGCGGGTTTTGGCGGGTGGGACACGGTGCCAGCGGATTTGCGGCAGGCGGTGCTGCTGCTGGCGGCGCAATACCATGAGTTGCGCCACGAAAGCGCGGTGGCCGCGATGCCCTTTGGCGTGATGGCGCTGATCGAGCGGTGGCGCACGGTGCGGATGCTGGGGGCGCGCGCATGACGGCGTTGCGTTTGAACCGGCGCATGGTGCTGGAGGCACGGTCGGAGGTCGCGGATGGTGCGGGCGGCCTGGTGGTGTCCTGGGTCGCGCTGGGCGATCTGTGGGCGGCGGTGCTGCCGGGTGCGGGCCGTGAAGGCGGGTCGGAGGCGGTGAGCCTGGGCGAGGTGGCGCTGCGGATCACGGTGCGGGGCGCACCCGAGGGCGCGCCGTCGCGCCCCGTTGCCGGACAGCGCCTGCGCGAGGGCGCGCGGCTGTTCCGCATTCTGGCGGTGGCCGAGGCCGATGCGGCAGGTCGCTATCTGACATGCCACGCGCGCGAGGAGGTAGCGGCATGAGCTATGCAGGGGCAGCCGCCTTGCAGGCGGCGCTATACGACCGGCTGGCCGGATGGCCTGCCCTGGCGGGGGTGCCGGTGCTGGATGCGGTCCCGGCGGGGCAGGCGCCTGACACCTATGTGCTGATCGGCACGGAAGAGGCGCGCGACGCCTCGGACATTTCCGGTGCGGGGGCGGAACATCGCCTGGTGCTGGGCGTGGTCAGCCGGGCCATGGGGTTCCTGGCGGCAAAGGGCATCGCAGAAGCGATTTCCGATGCGCTGGAGGGCGCCGCGCTGGAACTGGCGCGGGGCCGCCTGGTGGGGCTGTCGTTCGTGAAGGCCCGCGCCCTGCGGCTGGACAATGGCGCGTTGCGGCGGATCGACCTGACGTTCCGTGCGCGGGTCGAGCTGTAACACCGCTTGATCTTTTACAACATTCGGGCGGGCGCACGCGGGCGCAGCGGCCGCATTCCCAGGAAAATCGGAGATTCCCATGGCAGTGCAGAACGGCAAGGACCTATTGCTGAAGGTTGATCTTTCGGATGATGGCCAGTTCGAGACGGTGGCGGGCCTGCGGGCCACGCGCATCAGTTTCAATGCGGAAACGGTGGATGTGACCAGCCTGGACTCCACCGGCGGCTGGCGTGAACTGCTGTCGGGGGCAGGGGTGAAAAGCGCCTCGATCTCGGGCTCGGGGGTGTTCCGCGACGCGGCCACGGATGCGCGGGCGCGGCAGATCTTCTTCGACGGCGAGACGCCGGCGTTTCAGGTGGTCATCCCGGATTTCGGCATCGTCGAAGGGCGGTTCCAGATCACCAGCATCGAATATGCCGGGAGCCACAACGGCGAGGCGACCTATAGCCTCAGCCTGGCGTCGGCCGGGGCGCTGGAGTTTGTCGCGCTGTGAGTGTGAACCCCTGGGCAGGCGAGGTGGCCGTGGTGATCGACGGCGAACGCCATGTGGCGCGGCTGACGCTGGGCGCGCTGGCCGAACTGGAGGCGGCGGTGCAGGCGGGTAGCCTGATCGACTTGGTCGAACGGTTCGAGGCGGGGCGGTTTTCGGCCCGCGATGTGCTGGCGGTGTTGCTGGCGGGGTTGCGCGGCGGCGGCTGGCCGGGGACGGCCGCCGATCTGGGGCGGGCCGAGGTGGACGGCGGCCCGGTGGCGGCGGCGCGGGTGGCGGCGCAGCTATTGGCGCGGGCCTTTGCCCTGCCGGAGGAGGCAGGATGCGGCGCATCGACTGGGCCGGGCTGATGCGGGTGGGGCTGGGGCGCCGGGAGGCAGGCGGGCTGGGGCTGACCCCGGCCGAGTTCTGGCGCCTGAGCCCGGTGGAATTGCGGATCATGCTGGGGATTGGCGAGGCCGAGGTGCCGGTCGGGCGGGCCCGGCTGGAGGCGCTGATGGCGGCCTTTCCCGATGGCAGGACAGGAGGCGGTGATGGCGGATATTGACAGCCTGTCGGAGCAACTGGCAGCGCTGGAGGCAAGCCTTGGCGGCGCGCAGGCGATGACGGCGGCGTTCGACGGCGAATTGCGCCGGATGCAGGAAAGCATGGTGTTCACCGGGCGCGAGGTGGGCAGCCTGACACTGGGCATCGGCGGCGGGCTGCGGCGGGCCTTTGACGGGCTGGTGTTCGACGGGCTGAAGCTGTCGGACGCGCTGCGGCAGGTGGCGCAGTCGATGGTCAGCAGCGTCTACAACACAGCGATGCGTCCGGTGCAGACCGCCGTGGGCGGCGCGATTGCGGGCGGCATCAACTCGTTGTTGTCGGGGTTGATGCCCTTTGCCAATGGCGGCGCGTTTTCGCAGGGGCGGGTGATGCCCTTTGCGCAGGGAGGCGTCGTGACCTCTCCCGTCGCGTTCCCGATGCGGGGGGGCACGGGGCTGATGGGCGAGGCGGGGCCAGAGGCGATCATGCCGCTGGCGCGCGGCGCCGATGGGCGGCTGGGCGTGGTGGCCAGTGGCGGCGGGCGGGCGGTGACTGTGGTGATGAACATTTCCACCCCCGATGTCGGTGGCTTCCAGCGCAGCCAGAGCCAGATCGCGGCGCAGATGAGCCGGGCACTGGCCCGCGGCCACAGGAACGGGTGACGGGGATTCAGATGGCATTCCACGAGGTGAGATTTCCCGCCAATCTGAGCTTTGGCTCGGTCGGCGGACCCGAGCGGCGCACCGAGATCGTGACGCTGGCCAGCGGTTTCGAGGAAAGGAACAGCCCCTGGGCGCATTCCCGGCGGCGGTATGATGCGGGGCTGGGGCTGCGATCGCTGGATGATGTTGCCGCGCTGGTGGCGTTCTTTGAGGCGCGCGCCGGGCAGTTGCACGGCTTTCGCTGGAAGGACTGGGCCGATTTCAAATCCTGTGCGCCCAAGGCGGTTCCCGGCGACATGGACCAGATCCTTGGTCATGGCGACGGGGCCAGTCGGGTCTTTGGCTTGCGCAAGGCCTATCATTCCGGGGCGCAGGTCTATTGGCGTCCGGTGGCGAAACCCGTTGTGGGCACGGTGCGGGTCAGTCTGGCGGGACGCGCCATGGTCGAGACCGAGGCATGGGATCTGGACCCGGCGACCGGCCAGATCCGCTTTGCCGATCCGGTGCCCGAGGGGGTGGAGGTGCGGGCCGGGTTCGAGTTCGACGTTCCTGTGCGGTTCGACACCGACCGCATCGCTGTGTCCGTTGCGTCGTTTCAGGCGGGGGATGTGCCGGTGGTGCCAGTGGTGGAGGTACGGATATGACCAGTCTGCTGGATCATCTGGCGACCGGGGCCACCACGGTTGCCCGCTGTTGGCGGGTGACGCGGGCCGATGGCGTGGTGCTGGGCTTTACCGATCACGACCGCGATCTGGTGTTTGACGAAACGGTCTTTGCCGCCGGTGCGGGCCTGAGCGCGAGGGCGCTGAGCCAGACCACTGGCCTTGCGGTGGACAACACCGAGGCGGCCGGTGCCTTGTCGGATGCCGCCATCACCGAGGCCGATCTGCTCGCGGGCCGCTTCGACGGCGCGCAGGTCGAGGCCTGGCAGGTGAACTGGGCCGATGTGACGCAGCGGATGCTGGAGTTTCGCGGCACCATCGGCGAAGTGGCGCAAGCCGGCGGGGCGTTTCAGGCCGAATTGCGCGGTTTGACCGAATTGCTGAACCAGCCGCAGGGTCGTGTCTATCAGGTATCATGTTCGGCCATTCTGGGTGATGGGCGCTGCGGAGTCGATCTGACCTTGGGGGGCTATTTTGAGGAACGCGAGGTCGAGGAGGCGGATGAGGGGCGTGTTTTCCGGTTCGCTGATTTTCTGGGTTTTGACGATCGTTGGTTCGAGCGCGGGCGCCTTGTGGTGTTGAGCGGTGCAGCGGCCGGATTGGTCGAGGTCATCAAGAACGACCGGCTGTCCGGGCGGGCGCGCAGTGTGGAGCTGTGGCAGGCGATCCGGGCGCCGGTGGTTGCGGGCGACCGCATCCGGCTGGAAGCCGGATGTGACCGAAGGGCTGAAACCTGTCGGTTGAAGTTCGCCAACTTTCTGAACTTTCGTGGTTTTCCCCATCTTCCGGGCGAGGACTGGCTGGCGGCGGTGCCGCGTGGGGGAGAGGTGAACGATGGCGGACGACGTACAGGTTAGGGTTCTGGCCGAGGCGCGGCGCTGGATCGGGACACCCTATGTGCATCAGGCCTCGTGTCGCGGTGCGGGGACGGATTGTCTGGGCCTGCTGCGTGGCGTCTGGCGGGCGGTGCGCGGGCAGGAGCCCTGTCCGGTGCCGGCATATACCGCTGATTGGGCCGAACCGGACCGGCAGGAAGTGCTGCTGGACGCCGCGCGGCACTGGTTGGTGGAGAAGCCGCTGGCCAAGGTGGCGCCGGGGGATGTGCTGGTGTTCCGGATGCGGGCAGGCGGTATTGCCAAGCATCTGGGGGTGCAGGCCGAAACGGGTGCCGGGGCGAGTTTCGTTCACGCCTATTCGGGGCACTGCGTGGTGGAGAGCCCCCTGTCGGGCCCCTGGGCACGGCGGATCGCCGGGCGGTTCGGCTGGCCGGACTGA